AAGACAGAAAGAAGTTTGATATAGATTTAGAGTATGGAACTATTAGAGAAGATAAGATTGCTGATTTGTTTGTTAACAAAAAGATTGAAGTAAAGTCCGAGAGAGACATCTGGCAATCAACCGGTAACATAGCAATAGAATATGAATCCTATAGTAAACCATCAGGCATAAAAGCAACTGAATCTGATTATTGGTTTCATAATCTATGTATAGGAGATGAAGAATATTGTACATTAGTTTTTAAAACAGAAGTGCTGAGAAAGATTGTAGAACAGCTTGATACATTTAGAACAGTTAGTGGCGGTGACCATAATGCTAGTAGAATGTTTCTTGTTAACTTACAGAAACTATTTTCTAGCGATGTTATAAAAGCATTTAAAGAGTTAAATAATGCCGAGAAGAAAGAAAAGAAAACTTGAAACCGTAGTAGAAGATATCTACGAAGTAGTAGGTCGTTTAGGACAAGGCGAAGCTATTGATGTGAAAGAAGAACACATAGATGCTTATGGCGAGTTTATGAAACAAGCCTTAAAAGACTGGCTTACCCCTAGGGCTAATCAGCAACCTATGCTACGTATGTCTAATATTGGAAAGCCTATGCGACAATTATGGTATGACATGAACTCAGAACGAAAGTCTGCTGGTATCAATGCTCCTACTATGATTAAGTTTTTGTACGGTCACATACTTGAAAGGGTTGTATTGTTCTTAACAGAACTTGCCGGACATGCAGTTACTGATGAACAAAAAGAAATAAAGATAAATGGTATCTTAGGACACATGGACTGTAAGATAGATGGTGAGGTTGTTGATATTAAATCTGCATCTAATTTTGCTTTCCAAAAGTTTAAAAATGGCACTCTAGCAGAGAATGATATATTTGGGTATATGGCTCAACTGTCTGGTTATGAGACTGCAGAGGGTACAGATAAAGGAGGATTCCTTGCAATCAATAAAGAAACAGGAGAACTTGCACTTTATTGTCCAGAAGAGCTTGACAAAATAAATATAGATGATAGAATTAATAAGGTTCGGAAATCAATATCTTCGAAGACTCCTCCAGAATTATGTTACAGACCTACCCCTGAAGGTAGCTCAGGTAACTTCAAATTAGCGAGAGAATGTACTTACTGTCCACATAAGTTTGAATGTCATAAAGATACCAATGATGGTAAGGGATTAAGAGTATTCCAATATGCAAAAGGTCTAATGTATCTTACTCGTGTTGTAAAAGAACCTAAAGTAGAGGAAATCACTAGTAAGTTTGTAAATGGTTGAAGACGTAGTAAATAAACCTAAACATTATAATCAAGGTAACATAGAGTGTATAGACGCTATTGAAGCTATGTTAACTTATGAAGAGTTTGTTGGGTATCTACGTGGGAACTCGTTGAAGTATAGATGGAGGTTTCGTTTCAAGAACGGTAAAGAAGACCTACTTAAAGCTGAGTGGTATGAAAGAAAATTATTAAAAGTATTAGAGGATAAAGATGGTTGAAGACAAGGTAGGAGAAAAACCTTATTTAGGAATAATAATAAATTATGACAAAGATAAAAAGCTTGATAAGTTTAGTAAAGATACCATACAAGATAGATATTTATGGGATGCAGAGACTAGTCCTCAGGAAGCCTTTGCTAGAGCTGCTGTTTATGTAAGCACATATAAAGATGAAACAGATTATGAAATGGCTCAAAGAATATATGACTATTCGTCTAATCATTGGTTTATGTTTAGTACACCTATTCTTTCTAACGGTGGCACTACTAGAGGTTTACCTATTAGCTGCTTTTTAAATCATGTGCCTGATAGTAGGCATGGTTTATCAGCCCACTACGATGAAAACATTTGGTTAGCTAGTTCCGGTGGTGGTATTGGTGGTTACTGGGGAGAGGTAAGAAGTGATGGTGTCTCTACTTCTAACGGTAGTAAGTCAACTGGGTCGATACCTTTTATGCATGTTGTTGACTCTCAGATGTTAGCTTTTAATCAAGGTACAACAAGACGTGGTAGCTATGCAGCTTATCTAGATATATCGCATCCAGAGATTGAAGAGTTTATGATAATGCGAAAAGAATCTGGCGGTGATATAAATAGAAAGTGTTTAAACTTACATCATGGTGTTAATATAACAAATGCATTCTTGGATGCTATTCGTAATGATGATGACTGGCGATTGATTGACCCTAAATCTGGTGCTGCTGTTAAAATAGTCAAAGCTAGAGAGTTATGGTCTAAGATATTAGAGACTCGTGCAGAAACTGGTGAGCCTTACTTAGTAAATATAGACACTTGTAACGATGCTTTACCTAAAGAACAAAGAGAGTTAGGATTAGAAGTTAAACAAAGTAACTTATGTTCTGAAATAACACTAGCTACTAACGAAGAAAGAACTGCTGTATGCTGTTTGTCAAGTGTAAACCTTGAGTACTATGACGAGTGGTCCAAAGATAATCTGTTCATAGAAGATTTAATTACTATGCTTGACAATGTTTTACAGCATTTTATTGACAATGCAGTCGATACTGTACAACTTGGAGAATACAATGCAAACTTTAAAAGGTTTAAAAATTATATCAGAGAAGGTCAAGAAGGTTTCACTAAAGCAGCTTACTCAGCCTATCGTGAAAGGTCTATCGGGCTTGGTGCAATGGGGTTCCATGCTTATCTCCAAAGTAAAAACATTCCCTTTGAAGGTCTATTCGCTACTAGTTTTAATTACAAAGCGTTTAAGCACATTAAAAAATCTGCGGTGGAAGCATCTAAGAGACTCGCTGATAGTAGGGGTGAAGCTCCTGACGTTTCTAACTCTGGTCTTAGGAATGCTCATCTTCTTGCTGTTGCCCCTAATGCTAGTAGTAGTATCATATGCGGTGGTACGTCACCGTCAATAGAACCTTTTAGGGCTAATGTTTATACTCATAAAACTTTATCTGGAAGTTATAAAGTAAAAAACAAATATTTAGAAAAATTAATAAATAAAAAATTTAAAACTGCAGAAGAAAAAGAAAACATTTGGAAAGAAATTAATGCAGCAAAAGGTTCAATACAACATTTAGATGAGTTTAGTGAGCAGGAAAAAGAATTATTTAAGACTGCTAATGAAATTAATCAAATCTGGGTAGTAGAACACGCTTACAAGCGTCAAGAGTTCATATGTCAGGCTCAGTCAGTCAATTTATTTTTTGTGCCTCCTGAGGCTTCTATGGAGCAGGAAACACATGATGAATATTTACAGTATGTAAGTGACGTACACTGGTACGGTATGAACCAACTAAAGTCTTTGTATTACTTTAGGTCTGATGGAGCTAGAGGTGCAGAGAACGTAAATGTTAAAGTACCTAGAATTAAATTAGATGAAGTAGAATGTATAAGTTGTGAAGGATAAGATGAAAGAACATTACTATAAAGACACATTATTGTATCAAGCATTACAAGCTAGATACATGGCTGAAATGATAGAAGCCAAAGCTAATATAGAAGTTTACCTTGATAAACACGTAGGAGTTGCAGAACATCCTAATGTAGTAGAATCATTAGATAAACTTATCGAACAATATTCCAATGCAGAAGAAAAACTAAAAGTTTTAGAGGAGAAGTTTTAATGAATCCTTTTAACTTTACTTTATTTTGTTTAGGTTTATTTTTTTTATTTGGTGTTTTTATATTAACAATATATAAAGATTTACCTTACACTAACTATTCTGACAATCATCTTTGCATAGCAGATTGTTGGGAACAACAACAACGGAGATAACATGAGCTTAATGGGCACAAGAGATTACTATAAACCATTCCAATATCCTTGGATGTTTGAATACTATGACATGCAAAACAGAATGCATTGGCTACCTTTAGCAGTACCTTTACATACTGATGTCAAAGACTGGAATGAAAAACTAACAGATAACGAAAAGAATTTATTAACACAAATATTTAGATTGTTTACTCAGTCTGATGTAGACGTAGCGTCTGGTTATGTAGAAAGGTACTTACAATTATTTAAGTTACCAGAAGCTAGAATGATGATGTTATCTTTTGCTAACATGGAATGTGTGCATCAACATGCTTACAGTTTATTATTAGATACAGTGGGTATGCCTGAGATAGAATATAAAGCGTTTTCTGAATACGAAGAAATGTCAGACAAACATAATTACATTATAGACTTTAAAACTAAGAAGTCTGATAAAAGGTCTATAGCAAAAGCCTTAGCAGTATACTCTGCTTTTACTGAAGGCTTACAACTCTTTAGTAGCTTTGCAATCTTGATGAACTTTCAAAGGTTTGGCAAGATGAAAGGTATGTGTCAGATAGTTGCATGGTCCATCAAGGATGAAAGTCTCCATGTCGAAGGCATGACTAGGATGTTTAGAGAGTTTATACAAGAGAACATAGACATATGGACAGATGACTTTAAAAAAGAAATCTATCAAATATGTAGAGAGATGGTTAAGTTAGAAGATAAGTTTTTAGACTTAGTATTTGAGATGGGTAACATCGAAGGTTTAACCAAAGAAGAAATGTATGCTTACAATAGATACATTGCTGACAGAAGATTACTTCAGTTAGGACTTAAACCTAACTATAAACAAAAAGAAAATCCGCTTACATGGTTGGATGATGTGTTAGGAGTAGAACACCAAAACTTTTTCGAAGGTAGAGCTACTGCATATCAAAAAGGAGGACTCAGAGGCGATTATGGACAATTAACCTTTGCAGGATTTGATAATGAGAAAGAAGAGAAAAGAGGCTAGACTATTAAGTTATAGCCTACTGTATGATAAGACAGGTAAACTAATTACTGAGAGAACTTCAACGGACATAAAAGAACTTGAAAAATTTTTTACACCTGAAGAGTATCAAACTCTAAGAACTATAATTAGAGAAGCTACTCAACAATTAGATACTGTTCACAACCACATAGAGTCTTGTTTGAACTCTAGGATTATGAACAGTAAATAATTAAAAAGTATTAAATGCAGTGTAGAAAAAGCCTAGTAAAAACCAAAAGCTAAAACATAAAATACAGATTTCTTCTGTACGACCCACCGTACCTCCTATCAATCTCGTTGTTTGATGGTTAGTGTATTATCACCACCACCATTGATTACTATTTGGGTACTCTTGCCATCTTGTATTAAGTAGATAGTATAGGACCCGCCCTTGTCTGCATCCACACGAACCGTATCCGATACACTTCTAAGTAAAGTAATCGTGTTACCGGTTATAAACGTATTTATTTGTGTAGTTGCATCGAAACCGAGCTGAGTTCCTTTTACTGCTACTTCGTTAACTTTAGAGGTTTCTTCTTTCTCTAGTTCGTCAATTTCTTCTAAGATATCTAATAAGTCTTCTAAAAAGTTTACATCAAGATAGTTAACATCTAACTCAGTAAACTCTAAATCATCCTCTAAATAATCTTTATCGAGTTCTTCAAACTCTAAAAAATCAACATCCAATAGATTAGAATTAGAAGTACTGCTAGACTCAGCAGTTTCTAATCGTTCTTCTTGTGGAGGATTAACAATCAACATGTTGTCAATCAAATCTAAAGTGATGTCTAGTATGACAGGCTTTGTCGGCATTGCTTCAAAGACCGAAGCTGTGGTTGCCTGATAGGGTTGGTTGAGAACAACCTGACCTGCTGCTGTCGAAACAACTATTTCACCACTTGAAGTACCGTCTGCTAGAGGCAGTAGAATAATCAAAGACCTACCTAGCTCATCAACGGTCACCGTAAAATCCGTACCACGTATACCAATCGTGGCACTATTAGTTCTAAGAACTATATTCTCTTTTTTTACTTTACCTAAGGAACCAGTAATAAACCTAGCAGTTCCTTTGGCAAAGGTTAGAGCCATCTTTGACTTATCTGGATTAGGGTCAAAAACAAACTCATCAATTATAACTTGAGAGTGCTCTGTAATCTTTATAGTGGTATCGTCTATAAAGGTTATGCCCATTCTGCCATTAGCAGTCTGAACATTATCGTAACTGTTTATATCAAAATCTAACTGTGCTTGATATTCTTGGTCTCTAACAACACGACCAATACCATTTACTTCTGTAATATTTCCTACATTAACATCCGACTGCACTACCGCCATCGTCTTGATTGACGCAAATAGTACCGTTAGAGCCAGAGCTAAGTATTTTAAGCCAGTCATTATCTAATGTGCTTTGTTGTGTAACATTAAAAGTTCTAGAGCTACCTGTCTGGTCTAAATAAAAGTAACCTCCAGCATAGCCATCAGCGTCTAGCGTTACTGTGTTATCATCACCATCTATATCCATGTAGTTTGTTGCAGTGTCGTAATCTATAGCAGCAGTTACTGAGTTGTTAGAACCATTTATAGTCCAGTCTAAATCAAGTGTTGAAGCCATAGCTGCATTTGCTTGATTCAAACTAAACGTGTTGCTACTACCAGTTACATCAACATTCACATCAGAAGTATCAGCTCCGTATGTGTTTGTTGGGTCTGTTTGCATAGTAAAGTTATTTGATGACCCACTAAAGTTAAAGTAACCAGTGTAAGAATCTGCAGTTATATCTCCTCTAAAAATATTACTACTTCCTATTTGGTTAATATCTAGTGTCATACTAGTACCGTCTAAATCTAACGGTGTCATGTTACCTGCAGCAGCGTTTAGTCCCCCTATTAGATTACCAGAACCTATTTGTTCTAAATCTATAGCGGAAGAAGCACCACTTTGGTCTACATAGATTTCATTATCTGCAGCCCAAACAGCTCCACTTATAAATAAAATACTAATTAGTTTCTTCATATTGCCAATACCCTCTTTCTATTCCAATATTAATTAATTTTAAAACCCCCGTTTCTATTGCCTTTTGCAAAGCAATAACTCCGCTTTCATTCTGAGCAGTACCACCCTCAAATTCAAACAGTCTTGTACCAACTTCAAAGAATCTAAATATATCGTGGCTGACGCTAACAGATAATATAGACTTTGAGACTAATACTTCTGTCAAGATTTCTCCAGTAGAGACTGAAACTAATCTTAATGAAATCGTTACTGTATCTTCTCGATACTGTTTACTTGAACTGATACCAAAGTATCTAGCTCCTAACCCACCAGACTTTTCGTTAGTTTCATAACTAATTATACCGCCTTGTAATAATATCCCGGCAAAAAGCAGTGGTTTTAACTGTTGGTCCTCATCAAAGTTTTCTCTTGTGGACCTAATTATTTGTCTTTCTTTGGTTAAACTATCTAACCCTACACGTTCTACAACTTTAAAAAACTTACCGTTAGCTGCATGTTTAAGTGCTCTAATAACTAAAGCTTCTGGAGCTTGTGTAGTAGCTGTACTAAACAAAGCAAACTTAGAATTGCTATCTCTTTGCCCTGTAAAGTCTTTAAAGCTATTTTCATAAACAGCAATAGTAGGTTGTTTTTTAGCTGCCGGTAAGTTCTTCAGTTCGTCTGACTGTAAATCTAATATTGAAGCTGCAGTTATAACCTTACCGGGAGCACCTCCCGAGTTTAACAAATCTCCGTAATCATGTACGCAACTAGAAAGTAAAACTGCCGATAGGAACAGTAATAACGGTAACTGCACCCTCTTCGTCAGTGACTGTGAGTGTAATGTAATCTCCATCGACCTCATACTCTATTGTATTTCCCTCCAATTCTAATTTACCACTCTCACTTGGAGTCTCACCAAACAAGTTTTCTACAAGCTGTCTGGATAACTGTGCGTATACCCTAGACTCTAAGTTTCTAATAAACCTTGCAAGTGTAGTGTTGTCTGCCTCTCTTTCTAGTTCTTCTTGATAAGCTTTTATTTCTTCTTTGATAGCTTCTTTTCTATTAAACTCTTGATTCTCTATAGTAAGATAGTGTGCACTAGCACCGATACCAGAAAAACTAGGCAACTTAAAAGAAAAAAGAAGTTCGTCTGCATTTACTAAATTACTACAAAATAAAAGTAAAATTAAACTAATCTTTACGTTGGTCTTTTTGTCCATCTGCCCTCGCTATTCTATCTATTTCTGGTTTTAATCCCATAGCTGCTCTACACATTGCATCTATACGAATCATATCATTGTCCATTTGTCTTATACGGTCTATAAGAGCCACTATCATTGCATGTTGTGTATCAAGCTTCTTGTGTATGTCTGCAATCAAAGACTTAAATAAAGTCCAAACAAGATAGCC